CCGGAGACCGTCGCGGACGTGTTGCTGGCCGTGTTGTGCGTCCCCCCGGACACGGTCGCATAGTTGCCTGTCGTCGCCGCGTTGATGGTCCCGCCGCCGACTGTCGAGTAGTTGGTGGTGGCTTGGTTGTTGATCCCTCCCGCCACAATGGATGCGGCCCCCGACGCGGTGTTAGTCGACCCGCCGCCGACGACTGCGCTGGTCTGTGAGGCAGAGTTGTCGACGCCCCCGGCCACAACGCCCGCTTCGGCGGCCGTGTTCCGTACCCCGCCGCCGACCGTTGCCCAGTCCCCCGTGACCGTGTTAGTTGTGCCGCCGCCGATGGTGGCGTAGTCGATACCGGCACCGATGCTGTGGATCGACCCGCCGGAAATGGTGCAGTGGCTTGAAGTGGCCTCAATCTTGTTGTGGTATCCGGCGACGACGCACGCCCACCCGTTGACCACATTGTCGTAGCCTCCCAGGATCACCGACCAGTCGGCCTCGGTGCCGGTCACAACCGGCAGGTTGGAGGAGGCGGTGTTGACATTGGCGGTGCTGGCCGCGCCGATCACGTTCTCGTAGTTCGCCGACCCGCCGCCCAGCACCACCGCCGTGCCCAAGTCGGGGGCGACCGCGTTCACCCCGGAGTTGATGATGTGAACTTTGCCGGAGGCGCGGATACCACCGGCGGCCTGCTGTTTGATCGCAGACTCGACCTGACTCTTCTGCATCGCGTCGTCCGGGTACGCCGCTGGCGGGATCTGCACCCCGTTGGGACGCACCTCGAAGACAGGAGTGTCGGCGTCGGCGTTGACGACGGAGGTGTAGCAGGCGAGCAGCGTGTTGCCTCCTGCGGCCCCTTCCCGCACGATCTGCGTACTGCCCTGCTGCTGGATGCCGTAGGCAGGCGACCCCCAGTTGGACCGGACTCGCCCGTTGTACTGCACCTCAAACACCTTGGTGCCGTCAGACTGCGCAAGAGCGAAGTATGACGCGGCAGGCGACGTGCTCGCCGCTCTAGCTTCAAGGGCTGTCTTCGTGTTGTCCCGGCTGGTGATGAACTGCTGGCTGGTCATGACCAGGCCGTCAGTCCAACTCACGTTGATCGGCGAGTCCTGATACACCCCGGCCCCGTCGTACCGCTGAATCGACCACGTACCCCCAGCGGCTGTCGGGTTCACCCCTGACGCCCAGCGCGTGTAGGTGTTCCCGATTCCGTCGTCAACCCGGAACCGGATCTCCTTGTTCTGCGTGTCGGTTCCGAGCAAGTCCATGTAGGACGCTGCCCCGTCGACGACTGTTCCGCTGGTGTTGCCGACCCGGTAGACACTGTTCAGCGGGTTCGGGGCGACGATCCACGAGTTAGCGATTCTGCAGGAGGGGGCGTCTTCGAGCCACACCGAGTAGTACGGGCTGATGAGCCCTGATGCCCCGTCATCGTCGGCCTCACCCCAAGTCACGTTCGACTGGAAATAGATCGAGGATGCGCCCTTGATCTTCACCCCGGGGAGTTGCACCCCGGCACTCTGATCGCCGCCGCCGTCGCGGGCGAACTTGCAGGAGTCGACGGTGATGCCGAACGTGTACATCCCGGCAGTCGTGTCACCGAGGATCTCAAGCCCAGGCCCCGAGTTCGCATCCGTGCTGCACTGCACGAGGTCGATGTTGTAGCCCTTCTGGATGCGGATTCCGGGGGCGTAGGGGTCGCGGTTCACAGACGGCACACCGGGGGTCGACCCGGAACGCTCGAACCGGCAACCGTGGACCGACACCATGCCGTTCGACCGGGTTGTCACATCGAGGCACAGGCCGCCGTGCAGGTTGTAGTAGAACTGGCAGCCCGTGATTCTCACATCGGTCAGCGCGTTCCCCCCGGTCACCCGCAGGCCGTAGCCGTTACGGGCTACGTGACAGTCGCGCATGTCGAAGACGTGCAGACGTCCCGTCACCCCGGAGTTCGAGAAGCCGTGAATCGTGCAGTTCTTCACGATCCACGATCGCTCATACGACATGTCCCCGAGGTGAATGCCGTCCAGCGCCGCAGGGTGCTCGTCGCCCTTCCCGAGCAGGCACAGTTGGTCGATCGTCACGCCGTTGACGCTGTAGTCCCGCTCGATCAGCGCCCGGTCGTTGAACACAGGCCCCGCGAAGATGCAGCACGTCGAGTCGGGGTCGTCGGTGTTCTTGTACTTCGGGCTGTGAACGCCACGCCAGATCTGACCGTGCATCGGCCACAGGGTCCGAGACACGAGGTATCGACCGGGCGGGAAGTAGACCAAACCTCCGACCCCGGCAGCGATGATCGCGGCCTCGATCGCTGCGGTGTCGTCGGTGATCCCGTCACCCACTGCACCGTGGTCGGCCACGCTGGACCAGCCCAAAGTCTCAATGCCGGAACCTACTGCCCCCGTTGGACCTGTTGGTCCTGTTGCCCCCGTTGGACCCGTAGGACCTACTGCCCCCGTTGGACCTGCTGGCCCCGGAGGGCCTGCCACGCCGGGTGCCTGTGGGCCATATTCGAGGTCGTTCCAGTGGGTCCGCCCGTCGCCCACCTTCTGTCGTCCGGTGTCCTTCTCGAGACCCACCTCGCCCGGGGCCAGGACCGGGTTACGGGCCGCGAAACGAGGGGCCGTATCGCTACGGTACTGGATCCGCTTCATGGTCCCGGTACGTCGTAGGTCTCGAAGTAGGGGTCGAAGGCACCCGGGTTAGGAGCCAGCGACTGCCCCCCGTCCTCGTCGGGTGCCGACAGGCTGACCTGGAACTGGGGGTCGTTGACGAGTTCGTCGGCCTTGACCTGGACCAGATCCACCGTGAGGACGGTATAGGAGTCCGCGACCTGTCCCAGAGCCCACACCTGGTAGGGGGAATAGACCTGGCCCCGGAAGACGATCCGGTCCTTCAGGTGCTCATCCGCGCCCTCGGGCAGGGTGGGAAGAAACCGCCACACGGTACGCATGTCGATGGTCAGATGCAGGCGGTCGATGTTGTAGAAACCGCGCTCATCGTGGTGGGTCTGGCCCTGGTAGATGTGGGCGGTCAGACAGGGAATGCTGATCGGACGCTGCCAGATGCGTCCCTCAGGAAGAGTGGTCGCAGCAGTGTCATAGATAGGATCCCGGCTTGACCTCTCGGAGTCCCACTGCCACCAGTCCACCCACTGACCGGCTGGCATCTGGAGGTCTTGCTGCATCCCGTCGTGGATATTGTCCAGTTCATCATTGATGGTGAACCGTCCGGGCATACTGGATCCCCTCATGGGCGGGTGACCTCCCGGGAGGTGAAGATGCTGCCCTGGACCACCGTGGTGACGGTGTCATCCTTGGTGACCTGGACATCCCAGAAACTGCGCAAGGGCAAACGACGGGTCTGGTCCGGTGTCAGTGACACGGTGGCAAGTCCCAGATCCTCATCGGTGATGGTACACGCGAACTCTGCGGCCACTACCGGGTTCTGGGGATAGGTACGGACCTGGGCCTGGATGGTGTACCCGTTCAAGGGGATACCGAACTCCAGGACCTGAAGGAACGAATCTCCCTGGACCATCGCCAGGTCGAGGGACTTGGCCGGTGTCGGTACCGGACTGGCCCCGTAGGTGGGAATCGGAAGGTAGACCCTTTCACGCCGTGACCAGTCATCGATCTCCTGAGGACGGAAGACGGGAACATACTTGTTGGTCATCTTGCTCACCCGGCGCAGTGTGAAGACCTCGACCCGGTTGACACCGATGTTCAGGGCCTCACAGATCTCCTTGTGCTGGGCCTTGCGGGTCTCGATCATCTCCAGCAACTGCCGGTAGCGCTCCGAGCGTGGGATGGAGACACCGTCAGGGGTGAGGATGTCGATGTCGAAGGAGGCATCGGTGGCCAGGACGTAGAGGGCCTTGACCGTGGTGGCCTGGGCCACGACCCCCTCTTCGATAGGGGGCAGGTTCTCCAGTGTCATCGACTGGTTGTAGGAGGTCACCCGGCCCTTGAGGTGCTCCAGGACCGCCGAGTCGAGCAGTGTGAGCAGTTCGTCGGTGGTGAAGTAGCGGTAGTAGGTGCCGGTGACGACCACCTGACTATGAGGACCGGGGGCGGTATCGAAGACCAATACCCCGCTTGCCTCCTCCACCTCGCACTGGCCAGAGACATCCACCCCGTCGATGGTCGCCACGACAGTGTCGGAGTCCAGTGGCTGGTAGTCCAACTCCCAGCGGTTGGTGACCCCATCCCCGAACCAGTGCTGACGGAAGGTCTTCGCCTGGTCGCCCAGTTCGAGTCGGGTCCTGTCGAGCAGGGTCTTCATTGTGGCCACAAGTTCTAGTGTCTCCCGCCACCTACCCCTCAGGAGGGTGTAAACTCGCGGCCATGACCAACCTGATCACCATAAGAACCGATATGACCGTGGATCTCGTGCAGTTCGTAGGGGGTGACGCGACCGTCATCGCGGCTGCCCGGGTGAGCACCAAGGCCGAGGCATCGAGGGCAGACCTCGAACGAAGCCCTCGAGAGAGCGCCGGTCTTATCAACTACTTGGTCAAATCTAGGCACGGCTCGCCGCTAGAACACAACCTATTCACGTTCTATATCGAGGCTCCCATATTCGTGTTCCGAGAGTTCCATAGACATCGCATAGGCTGGAGTTACAACGAGACCTCGGGTAGGTACAGGGAACTGTCTCCGGTGTTCTACGTGCCCGATGCGTTTCGCCCCCTGGTACAGGTCGGCAAGCCCGGTCACTACACGTTCGAGCAGGGATCGATGGACCAGAACACCGCCACCAGTGCGACCCTGCATGACTCCTACCGACAGTCCTACCTCCACTACCAGCAACTTCTGGAGCAGGGGATCGCCAAGGAAGTGGCAAGGGCATGCCTTCCGGTGGGCATCTACTCCAGTATGTACGCCACCTGTAACGCCCGTTCCTTGATGCACTTCCTGGGACTGCGTACCGAGCGCGAGAATGCCACCTTCCCCTCCTACCCGCAGCGGGAGATCGAGATGGTGGCCAACGAGATGGAGGACTTCTTCAAGGACAAGATGCCCCTGACCTGGGAAGCCTTCAACGAGAACGGACGGGTCTCCCCATGAAGCCTCCCCCAGAACCCTTCTCACTGCCCGTGGTCCTGTGCCCCTCTTGTCAGCACGGGATCGACCCACACAAGGGGTGGGGAGAAGCCTGTGGCGTGGGAGGGTGCCCCTGCTTCTGGACCCCCAATGATATTGCCGCATCCCACTTACGAGGAGAGTAGATGTTCTTCACCGAATTCAATCCGATGAGCCCCCACGACGGGATTCTCACCTTCGATGTCTTCCGCAAGGAGGACGTCAGTGGCACCTCCGGTAACGGCGCGGTGGCGATGGGAGCGATGTTCCCGGACGGTACCGTTGTCGTCCAGTGGCAGACCCACGTTCGGAGTGTGGTCATCTACAACTCGATGGCGGATGCTCTCTACATACATGGTCACAAAGACCGCACAGGTCTGCGCTTCCACGACTGCACCGAGCGTCTGTACCTGTCCAATGGCGATTGGGTGCCCCTTACCGACCCGTCGAAGACGGTAGGTCCCGAGGACTCTCTGTGAGCACCTGGCAGGGGGTGTCCAACCCTGATCGTCATGACCCCATCGTTGAGGAGGAGGGGGTAGAAGGTGCCTACTGCACCTGTACCGAGGACCCCCAATACCCCTGCACACCGGACTACCCCTGCCGGTGCTGCCTGTACGAACTCGTGGTGCGGCGACAGAACGTCCTGCGGGACGGCACCCACGGCGATAGTTGCTGGCGGTGGCACGGTATCTGCGCATCGGATCTCCTGGATCGCACCCTTCCGCTCCTGGAGAAGATCCGGTATCTCGCCCAGGAGGAAGTGATCCTCCGCGACACCTACCAGGCAGGCAGGGCCTTCGAGAAACAGCGTCTGTTAGCCCTCCTTGGGAGGCCGGAGTGACCTGGATCGAGTACCTGCTCCAGGCGCTGCTGGTGCTGGGGGCCTGGTCCGCGTTTTTCGCGAGCCGCAACGTTCTGCGTCGTACCCAGACTCTTCTGCGGGAGGAACGAGAACACCGGGAGAAGATCTGGCGGGCTGTCTTCATCACGAGGGAGGACTGGGATGTCCGACGATGAGGCCTGGTTGCGGGAGGATCGCGACCACACCTACCGCATGGAGCAGGAGAAGACTAGCCAGGTCATGTACAAGGCCGAGAACCGCAAAGAGGCAATACAGGTAGCCATCGCCACGGTCGGTATCGTCACCGTGGTGGTGGCGGTGATCTGGGCCTTGTGGTCGGCAGACATCCGCAACCAGGAGCGCAAACAGCAGCAGATCCTGGTCTGTACACAGTCCGGGGGAACCATGCTCGAACTGAAGTCGGGTAAGGCGTCGTGTGTGTATCTCCGCGATAGTGGTCCGGTCGATGGATCCTGAGGAGACTCCGGCATGGTTCTGGATCCTGCTGGTCGCGGCTGTCCTCTGGACGGTTTGGGTCACGAGTGTGCTGACATGAACTACTGGCGCGTGGCATTCGGCCACGGTCTGTTCCTGATGGTCCTGGTCTGTATGTATAACGTCCTCACCCAGCCCGACTGGAGGCCCTGGTTGTCGGCAACTATTGGGTTCACAGGATGGTGCATCGCACTGGCCGAAAGTGACCGCCACACGTAGAGAAACCCCCCCACGCAGGAGGGCATTTCTGCGCGAGGGGGTCGTTCTCGGTGCCTCTGGTCGTTACAGGGTCCAGAGGTAGCCCTTCTCCTCCAGCCAACTAGCCAGATCTTTGGACACCTTGTACTTGCGGCCCTGGAGGAAGGTGTACATATTGCCCGCCCCGTAGGTCATGTCCATGATGTCCTCGTTGACCCGGATGATGATTGTCTCATCGGCCAGGGTGACACCGATCTCCTCCACAGAGTCCACGATGACGGTGGGAGCCGCTGGAGACTCGGTCACATCGATGACCTCGGACTCGATCTGGGCTGCTTCAACCTGGGCTGCCACCGACATCTCCTCGGAACGCTTCGCGAGTTCCTCGGCGTGTTCCTTCTCGAGAGCCGCCTTCTGGCGTCCGGTGAAGTCCTGGGCTTTGGGCTTGGTAGGCATTGTTCTCCTCAACAGGTCACTGTAGGTTCCTCAGTTAGCCTGCCATGACGGGGCTATAAATGTCTGGATGTAACTACTGGTCGCGGTGGTAGGGAAGGACGTTCTTCTCGTAGTCCTGGCCCTGCTCTGAGACCCAGCCGTCAAGGTCCTGTTGGGCCTTCTCCCGGGATGGCCATCCGTCGTAGTAGGGGATCGCATCCACGGGGACGTTGCGGGCATGCTTGTCGTGGTGGATCTCGGTGTAGGCCCCGGTGTGCTTGCCGTACCAGCCGTTCTTTCCGGGAAGGCGTACTACCATCTGCTCGCGGTCCTGGTCGTACTGGGCATCGCTGTGCTCCAGCATGAAGGACTCGTCGCGGCGGTTGCGCTGGGTGGTTGCCATATGGTCGGAGTCGGCATACCCCATCGTTTGGGCGAATCCCTCGAAGATCTTGTTGGCCAACCCATTGGCCTTTTCCCTGGATGCCTGTCGTTGGTCGATGTAGTCGCGGGATGCGGTGGCATTTTCTGCCGTAGGACGCCCGCGCCGATCACTGTCGAACATCGTGGCCGCACGCCCCTGGTTGTCCACAACATGGAAGGTGCCTTTGACCGGATGCTTGATCACCTCATAGGGGCCGTGCCACTCCTCTTCGGGACTGAAGCCAGAGGGGGAACCTTCACGGAACTGCTCACCAAGGAATGAATGACTCATACCCCTCAGTGTGCGTCAAAGGCTCTGTTTGTGTACGCGCGAAGAACCTTGCCCTCGGTGCGGGGGCAGGTTGTTCTCCAGACAGAAGTAGGGGCCGGTCTTTCGACCGACCCCTACATTCCACCACACAGTCGGTAGACTAACTATGTTGGTACATCAATTAGTCTCGGTTGAAACGCAGGCACTATCGGTGATCAGCCCGAGGCCGTAGATCGCGTACCAGGCCAGGGCGTGCTCTCGACCGAAGTCGAGGACCCCACCGTCGCGCAGTTCCACGGGCAGCGAGATCGCGTGACCAAACGCATTGTCACCGATCATGATGCTGTCGTAGCGGTCGGCAGCGCCGTTTCCGGTGGTCACTCCGTTGACCGTCGTGTCAGTGGTCCAGCCAACGCCAGCGCCACCCACGACCTTGCGCACCTGCGTGGTCTCGATGAAGACCACGTCGTAGAGGCGACCGATCTCACCCAACATGAAATTGCCAGGGGCCGCGTACTTCGTGACCTCGATGAACTCCGGGTTGTCACGCAGTCGCCGACTCTGGTGCGGGTGCACGAACTGGACATAGGTCTCGCCCAACCGGGGGATGTTCTTCGTGGCCAAGGTCTCGACGGCATCCTTCACCGCATGCGTGGACAGGAAGAAGTTCCCGGTCATACCCGCACGCGAGGTGCCTACGGTGCCCGGGTTGTACCAGTCGTTCACACCAGCCAGTGCGGAACGGTCGTAGCCATAGACCTTGCTGGTCGCACCCAGGAGGGTATTGCGGCACTGGAGGTCGAGGTAGAGGGCCATATTGCGGCCCAGCAGGCGCGAGGCGGATGCCATCACGTCATCGAAGGAGGCATTGAGCAGCAACTCCGAGACAGCCACACCGAAGCCATGCTCGGCCACGGTGATGCTGTACTGGCTGGCCGTCAGGGCGACGGTCTGCATGCGCACACCCTCCACCAACTGGCCAGCGTTCGGGAGGTTGTTGTAACGCATGAAGTTGACGGTCAGACCCGGCGCAACACCGAGTTCCGTCTTCTTTACTGCGAATTGCTCGAACCTGAGAATGGGCATTGCTTGAAACAAGATTTCCTTGCTCCACACGGTCTGAATGGCCTGGGTCAATTGGCTGTTCGCGCCCGAGTAGGCGGTCGGGGAGGCCGAGAGAGCACCAGTACCGGTGATTGCAGAAGGCATCTGCATTCTCCTCTATGTCAAGGTGGGGTGGATGTAGTTAGCCGAACATGCCTCTGCCAGTGCCACTGCCTGATTGTCCGAGCAGCGAACCTCGCCGTTTGGCCCACTCATTCATGGGCATATTGGCGATGTCCTCTACCGATAACTCTTGATGCGCCGAGTTGATCTCCAGTTCGGTCAGGGGTGCGGTTGCCCGCGTCCCCTGCATTTGTTGACGCTGAGACTGGATAGCCTGTTGCGCCCCTTCAAGGATGCGGGAAGAGCGGTCCACAAGTCCCGCGATACTCGCATTGATCTCATCAGGTGTATTGCCGGTCACCATGTCAAGCAGTTCGGGGATGATGTCTGCCCCATGCTCGGCCAGTCTGGCGTCCCGGTAGTCTTTGAGGGCGGAAAACTCACGCTCCTTCTCCAGCAGTGCGAAGGCCTGCTCACGGGCCAGTCGCTCTTGCTCGATCTGTGCCTGCATCTCCTGTTCCTTCTTGGCAAGCAGATCCCGCAGACTCATCTCCTCCTCGGCCTCTTTCTCCTGGGCCAGGCGGGCTTGTTCGGCCACCTCCTGGTCGGCACGGAGACGCTCCTCGTTCTCCTGGCGCAGTCGTGTGGCCTCATCCTTGGCCTGCTGCAACTGGCCGTACAACTTTGTCTTCTCCTCCTGGCGCACCTTCTCGATGTCAGCCTCGGTGAAGTACTTCTCGGTGGGCACGGCGTATGCGACAGGGGCCTCTTCCGGTACCGATGGCGAACCACTCTGGATACGGGTGGCGGGCTCTACTCCGACGAAGACCCCTTCAGCGGCATTGCTGACGGTGGCATCATTGACGGGGGGCTGAGACATGCGGGCTCCTTGTGTGTTCTACGGAATGAGTTCCCACTAGGGGAACTCAAGGCACACTTGAAGCAAACCAGTAACCTACCCCCATTGTCTGCTCCAAAGGTGTCGTCTCTTACTTCAGCAGGACAGTCTCAGAAGGCCCGTACTTGTCATACGTGATGACAGCATCGTGCCCCTTCTTCATCAGGGCCTCGCTCAGGGAGGTGCCCTTGGCCGAATACTGACTGCTCAGGACGCGCTTCCAGTTGGAGGTCTCCTCGTACCCTCCACCGAAGGGGACCACCAGGGGGTTGTGGACCTCTACCGTCTGGTGCTGGTACCCGGCCTGTTCGGTATGCGCAGAGGGCTCCCCCACCACCACGTATCTCCCCGAGGGTTCTACATCTTGGCCGAACCGGGATCCCATGTCAGAGGTCTGCTGGGAGCGGTGAAGAGTGGACAGAGTCGCTGGTACACCTGTGGCGAATTGGGGACCTGCGAAGGACTCATGTCTCATCGAAGGCGTGCCTTGATCGTGGAATGGAGTTCTTCCTGGCGGGTCTTCATCTGACGTGCCCGAGAGATTCGTTCGGTGTCCTGGTTACGTGGGGTCCAGGCCGGGGCCTCCACCCTCCAGGAGGGTTTGGCCACTTCCTGCTTGCCCGCATCCCAGGGGTATAGGGGTTCTGTGGGAGATACCCGGTATAGAGTTCCCTCCTGCCCCGCGTAGTGGGCGGCAAACGTCGGGTCGGGGCTGGCCCAGGCGTATGAGGTGCCGCTGCCAGTGTTGTGGATGCCCGTTTCACGGGCTGGTAGGACCAGATCTCCGGGCTCCAGATGCTGGCGGGATCCGTGGTAGAACTCCCTTTGACGACTCATCAGTCCTCCGAACGGACTCGACCCCAGCGACCGCTGGCGTACTCGTCTCGGGAGATCTCCTTACCGTCCGAGCGCAGGAACTGGACGCGCCCAGAAGTGGTGCCCCGGAAGAACTGTCCAACGCGGCTGCCATCGGAGTCGTAGTTATCCGGGAACTGGGTCTCCGGGTGCCAGGTACCAGACATGGGGACACTCCTTGAATATTCGCGCCCTCATACACCCATCATGCCCTGGAGCAGGTGGGCGGTGTCTGTAGGTACTTACTCCTCGGAGGAGTCAGAGGAATCCGGGGAGCGGAATTGCGCCAGTTTCGTGCCGTAGGCCTCGGTGACCAACCGATTCTGGATCTCGGCCTCCAGTTCCAGGCTCATCGGGTTGGGCTGCATCGAAGGATTTGGCCCAGCAACTCCATCCCCGATCACATCCCCACTGCCGGTCATGATCGGATCCATCGGGATGGCGGTACCGTCTGGCGCGACCTGCATACCGGTGATGTCCATGATCTGCTTCTGGATCTGGGCCTTCATCAGTTGCAGTGATCCATCCTGGAGCGCGTCCTCCTGTAGTTCGGAGCGGATCTCGGCCAACTTCTCCTCCGGGAACTCCTCCCCCAGAGTACGAAGCGCGCCCTCGCGAGACTCCAGTCCCAACTGCATCTTCTGCTGCAACTCGTTGAGAACGACCAGTTTGTCCAAAGGCAGAGGGGGCGGAAAGTGCGCATAGGACTGGTAGGTCAATGGATCCGCGAGATCAAGCGTGTCGAGTTGCCCCGCGTTCAGCGGAGTATCCGTGGCCTCGTTCCAGACGAACAGGTCTGGACGCTTCCAGGCCAGGGTGCGTAGGGCGATCTCATTGATCTGCTCCAGGCCCTTGGAGTAGGTGATGACCTTCTGGGCGCGGCGGTTCATCAGGGGCTGGAACTGGATGGACAGTGCCACGCCGGATGTATTGGAGATAGGTTGTGCCTGCCCCAGTGCACTCTCGGGGACGCCAGTCATCTCATGCATACTGCGCTTGAGCATGTCGAGGTACTGCAAGCCGCTTTGAAGACCCTGGTAGCCACCCTCCAGGTTGAAGACCTGGGCATCCTTGGGCAATCCTCCCCATACCTTGGAGGCACCCTTCTCCAGGTTGTCAATCTTCGCGCCTGCGACGATAGTGATCGGGGCACTATTGCCCGTCCAGTAGGTGTGGCCATTACGCCTGGCCATCCAGAACCCGCCCTCTACGGTGGGGCACCAGACAGTACCTGTGTAGGGGACTTCCTCCGCACGACGAGAGGTCTCTTCGGCAAGGATATGGTTCTTGTTGAACTGCCGAACCGCATAGGTGCCATCCCGCTTGACGACCATCTTGTTGGTCCTGATACCAAGCATCGAACAGAGCATCTGGAAACCATCAGTGCGGTCGGGACACTTCTGGTAGAACATCACATGCGATCCGCTTCGAGTACCGTCCCCATCGAGCAGGATCTTGTGTAGGAGCACCGCTTGCCGGTAAGTAAGGGACCTGACGAACTCGGGTGTCAGTTGCTTCTTGGGGGCTGCCTCCTCAAGGGCTCCTACGACGCCCTTTCCGAGGTACCAGGCGACCTTACCGTCTGTTCGTCGGGCTCTACCTTCCGTGAATGTTCCGCCCTCTGCTCGCCAGTAGGAGGCCAACCTTCGGATTTCCTCGACATGCTCTGGGTTAGCAATTTCCGACTGGGAGATGTTAATAGAGTGCCAGTCCCGGGGACCGCTATATAGGTCGCAACCCTCAGTGACGTACCAACCGACGGTCTCAACGAGTTCATCGGACCACTTCGGCTCATGAGAGAAAGCGGCGGGAATACCGCCCCCGACGATGATTCGGCTGGCCTGTGTAAGGCCACCGACAGCCAGGTCCCCATCCGTAGCCTGGGACGTTCTGGCTACCTGGGTGAGGAACTGCTTATCCCGTCCCCGACGCCTCTCCACCAGCCACCTATGGCCGGGAGTGGTCAGTGCGTCTATGCGGTTATCCCACTTGATCAACGTTCCATCGTAATCAAAGCGGTTGAACGTGGCCGGTTGCCAGGTGATCTCCTTGGTATCCGGGTCCAGGGCCAGGATCAACTCCCCCTCGACAACCTCGTGCTGATGCTTCCAGCCCCCCGCAGTAAGTACCTCTGTCTCATCATCCACACAGTGGTAGGCAACGATGTCCGCGATCTGTTCCGCGACCTCGTTATAATGGCGGTTGAGGTTGATGATGTCGTAGCAGTCGGGAAGTCCCCAGGGGGAACCAGAGATGGAGTAGTTGGGGATGTGGACGATGGGGACCATGCCCAGGGGATTGGGTCGTTGGTCAATCAACTCATCGTTCAAGTACTCTTCAATGAACTCGTCAGTAATTATCTCAGTAAACGTCATTACCTGACGAGTACCATCCAGTGTCGTAGACCAGAAGCGATACTTCAACTTAAATCGAAGAAATCTCTCACGATCATGAGGGTGCCATTCAGGAAATGCAAAACTAGGATTCAACGGAAGAATACGAACTCTACCCTCGTGGTAGTTGCCTGCCGGATCGACGTACTCGGGCTCCCAGGCAACCTTGGTGAAACTGTCTCCCGAGATGCTTCCCGTCTGGCCGATCTCTAGGAGGACCTTCTCCTTGTCGTTGTGCACTTCCCAGACCATCTTCAACAGGTCGGGGACGATGGCCTCCGTGGCCTTGGGCGAGCGGAAGTGAACGCCGTTACCAAACGTAAAGCGAACAATGAAATCCGTGAAACCACGAAAGTAATTGAACACCAATTGAGGTTCGCCGGTTTCCCTACGAACCCCATGATGATGCCCTAGGTACATTGCATAGGACAACGAGTATCTATTTAGGCGCGGGCCATGGACTTCGAATTCGTCGAATTAAATGTACATACCGCGTATCTCATCCGCCAGTTCTACCAAGCCAAGGGGACTGATCGAGATTGTGAGATCAGAACTGGCTGCACGGTAGGACGGCGGACTGAAGTCGATAGACATGTGGGCATCACCTCGCTCTCCTAATCAGGCGCACACAGCGGCAATGGTCAGATCGAGGTACACACCTACCATTCAATAGCAGGTAGGGGGTGCATGTACGCGCTAACCGCGCGCGCAGGTCACTCTTCTTTGTGCGCTTGGCGGGCCTTCTTGGCATACTCGGCGTACTTCTCGTCACTGACCCGGATCGTGTCCTTGTCGGCGTGATCCGTGGCGACGAATCTGCCACCCGCCTTCACATACTGGTCATGGACCCAGTGTGATGCTCCGGGCGAGGGGTAGTGTGGGAAGCGCGCTTTCGCGCGCGCCACGTACAGATCCCAGAGCCGCATATTGGCCGGGATGTGATCCATCAATCCCGCACGCAAACTGGGTTCTCACGCGCCTGGTGGCCACCATTGCGGTAGACCTCTTCGAAGTGGACCTCGGCGTTGCCCGTGAAAGCGCCCTGAGCAAACTCCCCGAGGAACTCCGGGGCCTCTACCCACGCGGCACTGCCGACATGGGCACGTTCGCTCATCGTCTCCTGCGCGGGCTTTGTATGGACCGGGGCATTGCGGTTCGGTCGGCCAGGGGCAGGCTGGTACCCCTGGCTCACGCCGATACCGAAGTTGTTGGGGATGTCGGTGTCGGTACCGATGCCCTCCTGGAAGCGAAGAGGGCCTGCCTGTCCCGGCACAGCGGCAGAGAGGCGGCGCTCGTACAGGGTGGGGGTCACCTCAGGGAACTGGGGATCCGGTGCGATGGTCATGTGGGACTCCTCGATAATGCCGTAGTGCCTTCACCTACCAGAATGGGTGATGGGAAGGGAGTTTGTCCCGGTGTAAACGGACCCCGCCCCCCTGGAAAGAGGGCGGGGTGGTCGTTTGCTAGCCGATGACCTTTACGTGCTCGTTGTTTTTGAAGAACTCCTTGGCCTGTGCGGTGGTCAGTGTGCCGGTCGGCTTGTGGCCCTTGTCCTTCTGCCACTGCTTCACAGCCTCAGCGACCTTGTCGTTGTAGTCGTTGCCGGGGTTAGACACCGACAGGCCTTTCTTCGGGATGAGCCTGCCGCGCTTGATGAGGGCCTTGCGCAGCACCCTCACGCTCTTCGAGTTCTTCACCCCCGGGCGCAACTTCGACAGATGCACCTCGTAGTGCACCCCGTACCTCGTCGCCTTCCACGCCAACCTCGGCTCCCATACCACCATGTTGCTGTTGCCCAGGTAGGAGTACCGCGTGTAGCGGCTCATCGTGAACCCCGGCTTGAGGATCACCAGATGCAGGTGCGGGCCGGTCGTGTTGCCAGAGTTACCAGACAAACCGATCAGGTCGCCC